TAAGCATTGACTCCACTTCGAAGTCGGACCAATAGTGCCGAAACCTCCGCTGCTCCTCTTTCAGCCGTTCATCGGCCGCAGCGAGGTCGCGATGGAGCGCTGGCAGCTCATAAGCCGTCGAATACTTCGAAACACATAGATTTAGTTGGATAAAGTTGATTTTCAGAAAAATGTCTCGACGAGTCTGCAAAAGGGCGTAAAGTTGTGCAACTTCGCGACGATATTCGAAAGAGTCAAAGAACGGAAAACAATACCGAATCGGGGTTCCATCATCGGTCGCAATAAAACAAGTATCTTGCACAAATTGGGTCCAAAAATCCATTTCAGCGTCATTCACAAAGGGGGGCTCCATCGGTCGGGCAGTGGTCAGCTCTGACCGGCCGCGCGTCCTTATATACTCAGACCCGCGCGACAAAAATTGAGGGTCAAAAAATCCATACTACTGGTATTGGATACGCATATGCGCATATGCGCATCAGCAAATTAAAAAAAATATTTATTTTTTATTTAATCATACCAATCACGATTGAACTCCTCATCACAAAACAAGCGACACTCATCGCAAATCCAAAGACCATCAGCACGTGTTTTTCCATCTGGACCAATCGCTTTGATACACCACTTTAAGCCACAATCGCGAACACGCAAAGTGCAACCACAATGGGTAAGCATCTTAACATCTTCATCAACAAACATCATCTCACAAACGACGACGACGACGCGGCGCGCTTTTATAGGCGCCCACCCCTAGCCCCGCAGGAAGCAAAATTGAGGGTCAAAAATCAATGGGCTAAACTGAGGCACCGGGTGGGTGCTATGAAAATCAACATACTCGTAGGATTAATACGCATATGCGCATATGGATTCAAATATGACTAACGGCAGAAAATATTTAAACTTTATATGGTAGATATTGTTATAATATGAGCGGAACACAAAATGGACAGTTGTCTACGGACCCTTTTCACGTCTATTACAATATCAGTATTCAAAATGATGACACCTCTGGTGATAACCCACCTCCCATTTTGAAGTTCGATGAAATAAGAAACGGAACCATTCTGCAAAATCCTAGCGACTATTTCCTTTCAGTTGTTCGATTTTCAGTGGATACACCAACCCTCCCTATCTTTATTCCAGAACGCAGAAACACCGCAGGAAATGTGAACGAATTGATTTATTCTGTCACCTACGAGTGGAATGGAGTGCGCTATCAGCAGTTCGTCACCTACGTGCCACAATCGCCGTGGATTGCCCCTCCTCTTGCTGCACCAGCTCCACAAGATACTCAGGGCACCTATTACTACATCTACCAACCCGAACCTTTCTTCGCTATGGTCAACAGAGCTTTGGCTGATGGCTGGGCTGCTTTTCTTGCACTTGCAGGAGCGCCAGCCGGTCTCGCAGTAGGTAATCCTCCTCAGTTTGTCTTCTCAAAGACTAACAACTTTGCAACGCTTTTTGTGCCTCGCAACTACTTTTTGCAGAGCAACGCTGGCATTCCAGCACAAGCTTATCTTAATACTACTTTGGATCCCGGTTTAGCTATTGCTGGTAATCGTGTGCCAGTGTCCCTCTATTTTAATTCACCTATGTATGAGCTGGTGTCTTCCTTGTCAGCTTACAATACTGGTTTTTTGAATGTCAGTCCCGATGTTGCTTCATTGGGTCGTAATTACCTTATCCAGTTCTATGACAATTACACTGGCAACGCAACTTCTGTCAGCAACGCTACAACTAATGTCAATTATATCCCCCCCGTCTATACACCTCAGTATGTAAACGCTGTGGCACCAGTGCAACTTACTTATATTTCTGCGCAACAGCAATATTCTACAATTGCCCTTTGGAACCCTGTCTGCTCCGTAGTCTTTACTACTGCCGGATTTCCAGTCAGTCCAGAGCAAGTGTCTGCTCCCGTTGTCTATGGAAATACTGGTCGCAATCTTACTAATAGCGGCAACAACGCTAACATCGCAAACGTTCTCACCGACTTCGAAGTAGCTTTGGATCAAGGTGATGAATATAAGCCGACAATCCACTATACACCGTCGGCAGAGTACAGATTAATCGACCTTCAAAGCAATGCTCCACTTAACAACTTGCAGATTAGCGTCTATTGGAAAGATCCTACTGGGACTTTACACCCCTTCCGCCTAAGTGCCGGAGCCACTGCCACAATTAAAGTTATGTTCCGAAAGAAAACTTTTAACACCGGTTATTAAATAATAAATATTACCCGTATAAAATAGTTAAAATATACTCACTAAGTAAGTATATATTATGTCTTCTAGTGATTTTAAGAGGGTTCTTATCCGCGATGAGCGTTTAGACGCCAAAGACTGCATTCCTTTTGCTGTCTACAAGTCCGGCCAGAACGTTACTGTTGCCCAGTTCAATGCCATCTCCGATGCTCCCAGCTCTCATACCTACAATATACAGGTGCCATCAGAGACCACAATTCTCGATCGCCGTGTTATTTGGGACGCTGAATGCACCTTTCAAGTCAGCTACACCCTTCCCGCTGGCGACCCTGCTATCGGCACTCCTAAGGTTCAGTATGGTTTGACTGAGGCTTTGGGTCCTTTCCCTCTCCACAGCATGTGCTCAACCATTCAAGTCACCATCAACAACAACTCCGTCAGCACCAATATGAACGATATTCTTCCCGCTCTTCTTCACTTTTATGACAGACGCGAACTTAATCGTTATAATGGTATGACTCCTACTGCTGTTGATACTGCTCGTAATTACAGCGACTTTGTTGGAGCCACTAATAACGTTCTCGGCAATGCTGCCTCTATGTCCCTCGACAATGACTTCCTTCCCAGAGGTTCATTTATTGAGGTGCAGACTGCCGCTGATGCCCTTTTTACTCTTGCTCCCGGGCTTAATGCTGCTGGTGCTAACACTTACTATGTTAAGTTTCACGTTCGTGAGCCTCTTCTCGTGTCTCCTTTCAGCTATGCTCACCCCTACGTCAATGGACAGGGCTTCTATGGTATCCAAAATCTCAATTTCGTAATGAACCTCATCACCGATCAGACTTCCGGTGTTTGGCGTTCTGCTGCTTCATATGCTTCCCTTATGACCATCAGCAACGTCAGCTGGTCTTCTCTCAAACCTTCTCTTATCTTTAACTTCCTCTCTCCTAAGCCTTCTGATATGCTTTCTGCCCGCAACGTTGTGCCTTACTGGGAAATGCCTCGTTTCCTCACCACTGGCCTCGCTGCATGCAGTGCTGGCTCCCTCAACGCCTGCGGTGGTCTTACATATGGTAGCACTACCTATGCTTCCAACACCATTCAGTTAAACCAGATTCCCGACAAGCTTATCATCTTCTTGCGTAGACCTAAGGCTCTGCGCAACCCCGGCACTACTGATTCCTCCCTTTTCATTTCCCGTATTTCCGTTTCATTCAATAACCAGTCCGGTATCCTTGCATCAGCCACTGATGACCAGCTTTACCGTTTCAGCTATGAGGCTGGTTCTAACCAGAGCTGGCAGGAGTATCGCGCTGGTGCTGCCCAGAACAGCGCCTCTGGTATTCCAAAGGTTGTCGCTATGTCCGGCTCTTACCTTATGCTCGATATGGGTCGTCATATCCAGATTACCGAAGACTACTACGCACCGGGCTCATTGGGAAACTTCAATTTGCAGTTCAATATTGAGGCAAAGAACGCTGGCAGTGATGCTTACACTCCCGAGATGGTTCTCATCACCCTCAACAGCGGTCTCTTTGTCTGCGAAAAGGGTCAGTCTGCTACTTACACTGGTATCCTTACTAAGGACGATGTTCTCTCCGTTTCTTCTGCTGCTGCTGTCAATGAACGTGAGGCTGCTCGTATGGTCGGTGGTGCCTTTGGTTTGCATGCTATGAAGGCTTCTTCTTGCGGTAGCGGAATGTCTGGTGGTCGCGGTGATGCTGGCGCTGGTGCTGCTGGTGCTGCTTCTTGCGGTGTCGGTGCTGGTAAGGGTTTTAAGGGCGCAGGCAAGGGTGCTGGCACCTACAATGCCATCAAGGATCGCCTTGTTTAAAACGCCAAAATTGTTTAATAATTATATTTTAACCTCGTAAAAATAGTTAAAATGTAGTCGTTAATAACTAGTATATAATGTCTTCTCTTAGTTTGATACAATCCGCTGCTCCTAGTTCTAATGTCCTCTGGGCTGGAAGTTTAAGTTTCGCTGCCGGAGCAGCCACTCCTATTACTGCCGCAATTCTCGATGGCACTGCCGCTGGAAATGTAAATGTTGTTGCTCGTGTTGCATCAAGCCTCGCAGGTGCCACCGTCCTTGCTCAACTCAATCTCCTTGACTTGACAAATCTTGCCAGTATTCAACTAACCCTTCCGTTATCAAATGGTGTTCAAGTAGTTGCGGAACAAGTTGGTGCTGTTGGTGCTACTTTACTTGTTGCCAAAGGAGCCCAAGCTCTTACTTTAACTCCTTCTGCCGCTTCTGTTTGGGACGTTCAGATATTGCGCCTACAATATCAACCTTAAAACTTTAATAAAAATAGTTTCGTTCTTTTGTATAATGAGTGTTCTACAATATGATGACAACCTCGAAAAACTTTTGAAAGATGAGGCCGAAAAATCGGAATCTTTGAGTATTCTGCATCGTATGTCGCACGAAAAGTTTGGTTGGTGGTCTAATGTCATCAACATTCCCATCATTTTGGGATCCGCTGCCGTCGGTTTTACCACTGGTGTGGACACCGGAGCCAGTAACGGAAACATTTGGCTAGGCGCTGCCTCTGTTGTGATTGGCTGTATAAAATCGCTGGACTCGTATTTCCAGTTAAGCCGTCGCTCCGAAACGCACCGAATTGTCTCCCTGCAATATGCGCAGGTCAATAAAAAAATCGCTGTTGAATTGGCGTTAAATCGTGAGGACCGTGTGTCAGCTAAGGACATGCTTCAAATAATCAAAATGGATATTAAAAACTTAGAGGAGCTGGCACCCCTCATACCCGATGATGTGATTAAGGCCTTTAATACTCGCTTTGGTTCTGATGTGCACTGCAAAAAGCCAAATATCACGAACGGTTTAACGCCGATAGAAATCAATAAGCCGGACATTGTGGTAAAAGCTGATTTGGGCTTTGAGGTGTCCTCCCTCCCACAAAAACCGGATAATCACGTATTAACTGACATTAGAAGTAATGAAGATTTCGTTACTCTGAATGTAGAAAATGGGGTTGAATTGATGTGAAATTGATTCTATCAAAATTGGGGTTATTCGCTTTTTACAATAATCGCGAGAATATATATTAAAATCAACTGACTTTTAATATGTATACGAAATGGTTGGATATAATGATCCTTACAATAGAAAAATCACCGCGAAAGCAATGATGGAAATTGCCAGAAAGGGCGCAATGATTGACAGATTAAATGGATCTGGAAAAGGCGATGAAGATGATGAAGATTCTGATTCTGCCTATGAAGATGATGAGGATTATTTGACTGGGGGTGCTGCAACTATGGCTGCTCAATTGTTCAAACAACAGGACAAGAATCTGCAAGAACAAGTAGAACGAACTATTGAACCCGAGGGCGTTCTCGAAAAGAGAATGAAATACGACTTAGGTGCTGGGAAATACGCCTCTGGTGGTGCCAGTGCACGCGAACGTATGGATTTGAATCTCGGGGCTGGTGTCTTAGATGATATCGGCACTGTTGCAAAATATACTACAAATCCTTTTGCTGCTCTTATGGGACGCGGCGGAGATGAAGTGCACGATGCTGCGGTTAGATTTATCGGCAGCGGAAAATGTGGAGGCAAGGGCGACCTTACTAAGTTCTTGCGAACCAATATGGGACACGGCACTAAAAAGAATGCCACAAAGGTTAGTGCTATGTTATGGAAAATGATGAAGAAGGGCAAAGGATACAGCGGTGGTGCTATTGACCAGAGCAAGTTCCCCGGAATGGGCAGCAACAAAATCGGTATGCCCGACCTCTCAAAGTATCCAGAATGGGCGCACAAGGGCAAGAAAGCCCGTCCCGAAATCCCCGTCGTTCCAAAGGAACCTATGGCCGGTGGTATCCGAACTCGCAGTGGTGTGACTACTACACCTGCTCCTCCTGCAAGAGCTGTTGAGGCTGCCATTGAACCCGTAGTTTCACGAATGGAGGCCGCTATTGATAGGCTCGCTTCCAGAGGTAGCACTCGTAGACGCAGACAACGCCTTGCTCCTCGTCCTCTTTCTCGATGCGGAAATGCCGGACTTAACTTAGCAAATTGCCGTTGGAATAATGGCAGCGGAATGTCCGGTGGATACGGACCCAGTGCGCGCCGTGAAGAGAGCCGATATGGATACGATGCCAATGAGCAGGCCGATGGTTTGATGCCTCCTCCTACCGTCAAGGGTGGTCGCAGATACTGCACACAAGAACACGATCCCGTCTACGACGAGCAGACTGGAAAAGAATACAGCAATAAATGCAAAGCACTCAATGCGGGTGTGCCATCTTCACGAATCAAGAAGGGCATGCAGGGCAAGGGCGAGTTTAATGCCGATTTTCACAAATTAATTCCCAAAGATAATCTTCCTTCCAATATTGGAGGCACACGCTATCCAGACTACGCCAACTTTGAAGGCCCACTGAAAGGACCTAAGCGCCAGCCACAGAAGAAGATTATTGGTATGCCCAATCCTTTCACTCCTCCTCCCGATTGGCAGGGAGCTGTTCCCACTTCGGATTTAATTGCGATGGGACAAGGACGTTTTTCAAGAGATGGAGACTACATTGGTGACAGCACCGGTGCCATTATTCCCGCTCTTCAAAGCAAAGACAGCACTGTTGGAAGCGGCAAGAGAAAGATGAAGGGTGGCCTTGATTGGTCTGATGTGGGTGATGTTGCTAAAAAGGCACTTCCATATGCTGCTGGACTTGCTACTGCTGCTATTGGTGCCAAAGTTGCACATTCTGCGTATAAAAAGAACGCCAAAGCCAAAGAAGCAGACCGACAACTTGCTGCGGCAAATAAGCAGATTTCTGATATTGTTGCATCACGTCCACAAGATGTTCCTCAAAAAAGTGCGTGGGCCAAAACAGCTGATACTGCAAAAGCAGCGCGCGCTAGTGAAGCTGCTATGGCTCAGCAATTTCAGAAAGATGTTGCTGCCACTCCGCATCAAAAATACAGGGAATATACTATACGTCCCAAAGAACCCACAATCTACAATGAAAAGTTTAATTTCAAAAAGGTAAAACCCGCTTCATCTGGTAAGGGTAAAAATGCTCGTGCTGCCATTGTAAAGAAAGTAATGTCTGAGCGCGGTCTCAGTATGATTGAAGCCAGCAAATACGTAAAAGCGCACGGATTATACTAAGAAATCACACTAATTCATAGAACTAATAAAAATATTAAATATACAAATCGTATATCTAATATACATGTCGAAAGTAAGTGTTCTCAGTGGCGGTGCCTTTTTTGGCAGCGACAAAATCAAGCCAATATGTGGAACATTAGGAATGAAACGAGCATTAGAAGCAGCGGACGAGTTCAAAAAAGCGAACCAAAAAGTGTACGCTCGTGAGTTTAAACATGTCGCTGTTTCTAATGAACAAGAATCCCGTGATAGTGTGAATAACAGAATTGTTTCTTTTGAAGTGCAGCGAATGGTCAATGATGTTGCGGCCCAATTACAGAATGTTCAGTTGATGATTGATGGTATCCTCGTTCAATTACAAGGAGCGAGAAAAATCAGAAAAGGACTCGGCAATACCATTAATTTTTCGAATCTTGTCACCAGTTGGAATCAGTTGGTTGCCAAAGTAAATCCACTTGCTCGCGGAAGGGACGCTGCATTCCTTAGTGACGATGACTTCAATGCTCTTCATCAACTTATTCGTTCAACGCTCGGAGATGCGGTTAGTGTGGCTGCTGTGCAGTATGCTTATATCTCGCAAGTTAGCGGCAGTAGTCAGCGCAATGTTCCCCTCGAAATACAAGACCAGATTTTGAATGCCTTTTATAGACCGATTCAGTATACTTCCCCTGCTGGCACACAATTTGAGCCTCAAAACCCACTTCCAGAGGGACCCGGAGCACCCGGACCCGGTGGCGTCCCCGGTGATTTGCCTCCTCCTCCCGGTGGTTTGCCTCCTCCGGGACCTCCCGGTGGGCCGGGAATGCTAGGATTTCCTCCACGCGGTCCTGCTTTCTTCCCACTACGTGATCCCAGAGGAGCCGACGCACCATCTGTTCAACAAGGTCCATATCAACCTCCTCCTCCTGCCCCTCCCGGTGGCGGTCCCGTAAAACGAGAAGTAAAAGATGAGCCTATCGTAGAAGAGCCCGCAGATGAACCACAGGGTCCTCCTCCTCCAATGTATGATGAAGATGATTTGTATGATAGGACCTCGTGGGCAGAACTTAGAAGAATTGCAAAAGGTATGGGAATTGCAGTGGCTAAACGTAAAAAAGCTGACATAATAGATGAAATCCTTGCGAGACAACTTGCACAAGAGGAACTCCGTAATGCTGATTCTCAGGCAAAAAAAGGAATGGGGAGGTATTAGAACCGGCAGAAATGCTTCCCCGTGAACCTTTCATGCCGGCTGATGTTGAATCTTCAATTGTTAGAAGTCGAGACAAACAACCTGCTGTTCCCGCCACTCAGTCTTCACGCGAAACTACTCAGCAATCTGTCGGTCCGACTTCGAGTGTAGACTCTTACGCCGAACGCTCAAAAGTAATGTCCTCATCATCACGTGCCGGAGAAGTCTTACCAATACAAAGCAGAAAAAATGCTGCGGTTGGCAATATAGAGCAACTTACTGGAAGCACCTCGAAGGGCAGAGATTCAGCATTGGACACTACTAATGCTGCAAAGGCAACCGGATCAAGAGAACCAGTCGCTGCTGCTGCTAGTGAGATTGGAATCCCGACTGATGACGCTAATATTTTAATGGGAGCAGATGGTGTCAGTGCTTTTTGGCAAAATATAAGACAATTGCAGGCAGCAGAGAGAGAAGCCAGACGAATTGCTGAGGCAGAAGCTGAGGCAGAAGCTGTGGAAGAACGATGGCAGCAACACATATATCGCCGTATGCAAGAATCTGAAAGGAGAGCGCGTGAAGAAGACGCTCGTGAAAGGAGAGCCCGTGCCGACGATATTCGTGATGTTAACGAAGCCATCATTCGACCCTTAAACGCTATGATTCAACAAGTGGACCCACAAGCAGAACCAATTCCGAAAGTTCAAAAAGGAGTTTCTCTTGCTGCTCTATCTCATGCTGCACGAGTTGGACACAATGCATTCCAACGCATTTCCGAAGTTACGCAATATGGTGCTGCGGCTGCTGCTACTACGGCCGTAGCCATTGGGCGTAATGTTCCAAAAGTAATAAATGCTGCGGTTGAAGGTGTGAAGGGAACTGTCTCAGCTGTAAAACAAATCAGTAGCCTTGTTGCTGATTCTGTGTCCACAGATGCCCCCGTGCCGGAGGAGAAAGTTGATGAAATTGCAGAGAAACAAAAACAAAAATCTCGCAAGAAAGCAACTTTGAAATTAAAGAAGAATCCCACCACTAAAAAGAAGATTACCTACAACATCGGGCAAGTGATTCGTCCACCTAATCGCATAGCAGAGGCCGTTCAAGACTTATTGGCGATGCCTAGTGTTGCATATGGCGCTGCTGATGAAGCAGAACAAGTAACTGCTGACGAAATCCGTTCAAGGGAACAAGCGGCAATCCAGTTGGTTTTGAGTAGCAGCGAAGCCGCACAAGAAGCCGTGGCAGATATTGTTCCTTCTACGCCAGCACCAACTTTACAAAGAGGACGCAAGCGTGTTGCAGAACCTCCTGCTACACCTCAAAAAGGAAAACGCACAGCTTCTGATATTCAAGCAGAAGAAGCACTAAACCTTACCCCATTTCGGGACTTACCAGATGATATTCGTGAAGGAATTGAAAGAGATCTATCTCGCACCTATCGTGCTCGAATCGCCGCCGAGAACAGAAGAAGAAACAGAGCACGAAATACGGGGATATCGGAAAGCAATATTATCGGGGAAAAACGAGTCCGTCGTCAAGCTGAAAATCCTTCTTCTGGATCGATGAAAGGAGCTGTTTTCAGTAAACGAAGCAAAGGAAGTGGAGCTAAACTTAGTGGCGGGACTTATGCTCCTAATACTGCTATTATATTTATCCGCTTACACGGGACAAAGGCCGTATATAAAGAAAAAGGTGAAACAGCAAATAGATACGCAACAAAAACATTGTTACTACCAAAGGATTTGAATCTTTTTAACATTCAAGGTTCCCCAACTGGATTAAATTGGTGGTCTAACCCAGAAGATGAAGCACGAACTTACAAAGCAATCGGTAATATACGAGAGCGAAAAGGATACGATTCAGCTGAACAAATTGCCGAACAATTATCCAAAAAGCTAAACGCACAGAATAAAATTAAAACTGCAAATTATTGGGAGAGAATATATGAAGGATATCAAGCAGCTCCCGAAGAAGAAAAACAAACTGAGGAATGGAAAAAAAATTACGCAGAATTATTAAGACTTTCAAGTCAACGAGGTGCATTTCAAAACGCATTTAAATTGCGTAACTTTAAAGGTGGCACTTTGGCTCCAAATAAATCTTTTAGTAGTGAAGGAGATCCAACACTCGGAGTTGATCTTTATGATGCTAATGGGTTTCAAGCTAATATACCGTTAACAGATGTTGGAAGAAAGGGACATTATACGTTAGCATCAATCATTCAAGACGTAATCAAAGACAAACCTATTGAAAATATTATTGTTGTTGACCACGCTTGTTCCGGTATTACCTACGAAGACCCGGAAGATGAAGGTTTGCAGGAAGAACGAGAATCAAGACCATCAAAGAAAATCGAAATGATAGAACACAAATTAGAAGAACAAGGTAAACAATACAGAGAACTAGTGTCCAGAAAAAAAAGTCGTGGCGAGTTTATGGAACCATTACCATCTTATCAAGCCCGTCAAATAGACCCAGATCTTGCTGAACAACTACCACCACCGGAACACTATTATGAGGAGTTTCCCAGAAAAGAATATAAACGACCTCGAATTGGAAGCGGTAAACCTTGCTGGGAGGGCTATGAAATGATTGGTATGAAGCAAAAAGGTAATAAAGAAGTTCCCAATTGTGTTCCTATAAAGGGTGGAGTGCAATCTGATTACGCCGGACCGATTCCGAAGCAAATCAAGGAACAGAAGAAGAGGGCTGCTCCTACGAGACCCAGAAAACCGCGTCTGCCAAAGGAATCCCGTGAGGGCTTTGACGACGACAAGAACGAAATGTATGGAGAATGGGACAACAATTTGGGTAATTTGAAAGAGAACGACCTCATGCAGACCGAGACACAAGAAGTCCGCTACCACAAGGACTTTAAGGGCCTCGAAAAGCGTCTCGGACTCGAAAAGCGCGCAAAGAAACTTAAAAGCAAGGGCTGGATTAACGAACCCAGCAAACCAATTGGTTGAAAACATTAATAAAAATAAACTAACAAACTCTAATAATACGATGGCATCATTGCAAAAGATTGAACAACTGGTCGAAGTCCCAATGGACGACCGCGAATTGAAGGCCGTGCTCGGCCCAAAAGTAAAAATTATGAGGTATAAGGACTTAAACAAGTATAAGACGATGAAGGCATTATTACCTAAGCGAAATGACGCTGCCATCATTTTATATGAGAACGCACCCCGAGATGGACACTGGTGCTGTCTTACCCGAAGCAACGGAAAGATCCAATTTTTTGACCCGTATGGTGAGATGCCGGATAGGCAACTCGAATATGCAAACTATTCCCGCGAGAATGTCGTAGGCCGTGGGGAGCAGTCTATTGGACGTTTACTCACTACCGCAGGCTGTCCCATTCAATACAACAAGTTTCCATATCAGAAAGAAAGCGCCGATGTCAGCACATGTGGCAGGCATTGCGTCGTCTGGATTAAAGAAGCCGAAAATAATGGGACACTCGACGGCTACCATCGCAAGATAATGGAGGCATGCAAAATCAACCAGATGACACCCGATGAAGTGGTCACTGCTCTGGTGCCTATTGACTTCCCAAAGTAATCACGTGATACGAATAATAATATATGACATGTGTGATATATTATGATTTGAATTGTGAGGGGCTTAACTGAATGAAGCAAGAGGATTGCCTACGGGGTAATAGTAAGTTCCAGTTATATCAGCTACAAATTGTTGCGATTGGTATTTTGAATTCAAAGTTGCTGTTTGGTAGGTAGCACCTGCATAGCGAATAATAGGAGATGGAAACCCAAAAGATGCTGCTTGCGAAACAGCTAAAAGATTTCTAATAACATTATAATTGTTGTCTGAAGCAAAAGGTGTGCCTCCATAAATAATAATACCAGTTGGAGTAAAACCGCCATTGCTTTGTCCCTCATAGTTGAAAGAACCAAATGATGTAGAACGATATACACTGGTGTCAGTGGTTTGAATAATATCAGTTCCTCCTACACAATACACTCCATTTCTGTTTACAGTAGCTGAACCAGCCGCATATGTTGCTGCTGATGTGGGTGATACTGAATCTACGTAACAAGTATTGCTGAAACCACCTTGACTGAATGACCCAGCAGCGAGAATATAACTTCCCAGAGAAGAAGGTGCGCAAGAATAAACTGGACCATTGAAATTGTTTCCATCGCAATACGAAAAATTGGCACCATCGTAGTTTGCAAAATATGAATAACCATAGGCTCCATTTTGGACAGTCGTAAAACCACCCCCAAAGAAAACCAAAGACCCCGTGCTACAAGAACAAAATACTTCCCCGTTAAAGTTCAACGCACCACTATCATTGTCGTAAGTTTGACTACCACCACTTGCACCATAATTTTGAACTCTAAAACCGTATTGAGCTGTGGAACTATTTGTAAAAGTTGTAAAGTTTCCACCGCAATACAGTATGCCACTTTTTGAAGTAATCGTATTGACGTAGCCATTGATACCATAAATAGAGTTCGTGCTATCATAAATAGGGTCTTCGAAATAAGAACCCACTGATGTGTTTACGAACACTCTTGTAAGTCCATACTGATTTGTGGCATTTCCATTAATTGAAGTGAAATCTCCACCGATAAAAATGTACGGAGTTTCTTCCCAAAAGCATAGAGCCCTTGTGGAGCCACCACTACTCGTTCCTCCCAGCGTAAAAGTCTGAAATATGGTTGTAAAAGTAGTGTCAAACACATAAATACTGGACCCCATAGCAAGCCAGACATAACCGGAAGAAGCAAGGAACATTGTATCTACATAGCCATTCGCATTTCCGATATCACTCCAACTACTTGCTGGCGTAACTCCATTGTTGATAATAATTAATGTTTGATACGACACAAGAGGTCCTTGCACCCCAACGGAGTTTGTGTTTCCATTATCAACGTGAACCATAGGAATGTAATCTACGGGTTGTAAGGAAGAAGTTGTAGTCAGTCCGGTCCGGAGAATTGTTCTCTGTGAGGCTATTTGATTTGTAATCATACCAGTTCCGGGAGTCGCAACAAAAGATAAGCCTGCACCAGATGAAGAAATAACAACACTCGATGATGCGGTAAGGGACGCACTGGTTGCTGAATTGATTTGAACGGACCCTCCAAATCCAGTCGATTTATTGATGATAATACTACCTCCGGAGGCCACATTTGTCAAACCAATATTTTGATTTGGTAAGGATTGATACAAATTAACTGCGCCCGTTGTTGTCGTAATTTGATTACCTAAGGTATCAATTGGTTTATTCGTTTGAACATATCCTACATTGCCATTGCATGTGAGGAATGCTGTTGGAGCACTTGCATTATTACAGCAATTCAAAGAGATGCTAGCGTTTTCACTGGTATTAGTAGGATCATCGATCACTGATTGGAGACTGGCGTATTCCCTAATGACACCAGTAGAACTTTTGCCGTGAAAGGATAGACCGCCAATCGTGTCATTTGCAGCAGGAGAGGCCGAGTTTTTGTAAAGGTCAATATGAACCCCATTTGCGTTGCCATTTGTATTTTCAAGGACAAGAAGGGGTTGAGCTGCACCACCCGCACCAGCTGAATCAACGTGAAGATGACCAGTGCCAGAGCAGTTCACATTACAGTCGCTCCCTGCTAAGGGCGTGATTTCAATAGTGCCCGTAGAAGAGGAAATAGTTTGAGCGCCAACATTGAGCGTTGAAGTTAGGGGTGAAGATAGATTTACAACAGGAGCAACAGTTGGTGTGCCAGTTATAGTTACGTTGGTTCCACCAGTAACACTTGTTACCGAACCACCACCACCACCACCGGGTGCCGTCCAGTTGAAGCCACTTACTGCCGCTGTATCCACTGTCAACACATACCCATTTGGACCAGCTGCAATCGATGTATCTGTCACACCACTCGCAAACTCCTTTGATAACTTTACGTGAGGCATCGTATAATACTATTAAGCGTTGACTGATTAAATAATTTTCCCGCGTATTCTTTTTTGAAAGGTTCCAATCGGTAGGTTGATTCCTACTTTATTAATTTTTTATTATTATTTATTATTATTATTATTTTCCTCCGGAAAGTTGGTGAAATCATAAAAGTAGTTGAAGTTGGGGAGGGGGGGGTGGTAAATGTCCCTTCGGCCAGCCGTGGGGACATTTTTTTTTGGACCCTAAGAAAACTTTTCATTTTTCACAAACTTTCCGGGAACTTTCCGGGAGGAAGCCTGCCACCGCGCGTGACCCCCCTCCGAAGTCACGTGACCAACCCCCCTATATAAGAGTAAATCGATAGCAGTAATTATCAATGACCGATGTGTGCCGTCACTCAAACGCTTACGGGGGCTGGCGTCAACTCCTTTTTCTTACGACCTACCGGTGGCAGCATCCGTCCCGTGCAGACGCGGCCTTCACGCGACATTTCCACACCCTTACCGAGCAGGAGCAAGACTCCGTTGCCCACATTATCATTCACGCAGCCCGTCATCCGGATACCCCACGCTTTTCTTTCGCCCAGTATTTCACAACCGCCGCCGACTGCAACATATTCCCGTTCGCGCAGCGTGTATCGGAAACAATCCGGGCGATCTGCGACGAGTTCCACCTCTGTCTAAAATATGGGGCAGCAGATTCACTCATCATTGACTTTGAGAGAGTAAAAGAGGTGCGTATACCGGCCTCGTTTGCATTTTATCAGAGCGATTTGTGGGACTTCGAGGAATTAAATGAAACCGATGATGAGGAGGCGCCACCCAACAAACGCCGACTCCTCGAAGCCCCCGCACTGGATTCGCTGGTGGGAGTTTGACGACTTCTATGCGCCGGGAAAAGTGGTTAGTGATGACCACTCGCGTTCTAAGTTCTGAGACTACTGTGTAGGTCAATAGTAAAAAATGGAAGGATTATTCTATACAATTGTAAAGCACTTAAAGACATAAAAGTATTTTAACTATGTGTGGTTGGGGAGCACGAAAGACTTACGAAGATGATGTGGAACTAGGCAACCGATATGAAGAAGAAATGTTGCCAGTTGTCAGAGAACACTTTGACGATGAAACTATTTTTAGAACCAAAGATCGCTACCACATCAGCGATTACATTGGTGCAGGGGGTGTTTCCTATGAGTTAAAAACAAGGGAATGCCTCTCTACTTTTTATTTGATACAGCAAGAAGGGGTTATGATTGATTTCCGCAAGGCGGTGATTAATGACTGGCTCCTCTTTAACTTTTGCGACGGCTTATGGAAATACAAAACCGTCATAGAGGATTTAAAAACTTTTCCAACTCAAATGTTGCAGCGCAAAGACCGCGCATGTGGACATAAAGACGTTTTGAAGAAAATGGTTTTTATTCCATTCGATAGATTAGAACTGATTAAGATGCATGCATTTCCTCGTCCTGTGGGTGAGATTGTGAATGAATTGCCAAAGGGGAAATGCTTGATTCGCTTAGATTCAATGTAGGCGGGTCTCTATAAATAATAATACGATGATTGGGATCTCCATTCCATTCGCCATACTTACCGATAATGCTAAGAACGAAATTCGCATTAGCATTATCCAAATAATGAGAAATAGGCATCTGTGGTATTCCTTCCTTTGCGTAGTCAAAGTTTTGTGAATGATAGAACAGATAATTGATAGCATAATCAGAATCTTCAAACTCTTCCTCACCGTCCATCTCACGATGCCCACAACTGCAACAGCACGTAAAGTTTCGTTTACAGACAATGCCATTCTTCTCGCATTCATCAAAAAAAAGCTCCACTTGAAAGAGCAAGTTTTGACACGATGTTGCTCTTTTAACTGGATCCATCATATCTCTAAAAATCTTATCAAAGTTTTCTCCACATTCCAAATCCGTTTGCATCTCTTTGAATCGGCCCATTGCTAACCACCTTCCCGGGGCTGGCCGACCTTTAATAGGGGCATCGTCACGTGACCATAGATTTGAATCACGTGATGATACTGGTATTTAAGCTACTGCTTTATGTAGGCTTTCTGCATACTTGTAGAGTGACCCATTCCTTCGGCGACTGTCTTCTGCTCTTCCATAAGGTGGCCGTATTTGGAGGAGAGGAAGATATGTCGCAGCATAGAAGACGAAATCTGGCGCTGGAAGATGCGATTGAGGATACGGGTGATAGAATTGGTACTGAAATGACTACCATTAAAGTGTTCAAGGAAGGGAAATGGCTTGAAAGTCCTCGACCGAGGCACAACTCTGCCATTCTTTTTTCGGACGACACCCATTGGAGCCAACTTGTCGCCGCGTTTATGAATATAGACTTCGATGATCTCCCAGAGGTCTTTGGGGATTTGGACTGATTGCGTCCCATACGTCTTCTGTGTCTTGTAATCATTAAAAATAAAACGACGATTTGCGTAGTCCAAAATGTTCATCTGCGACATTGTCGAGGGGTCATACTGCTCAACAACCAACATGTTGTAGAAGTCCTTGTTGCGTCGGGGTGGCATCGTTGCATACAATCCCAACACCACTGCGTCAGTCAGAATGTTGAAGAGATCGGGGTTGCCTTCTTTCGTCTTCATTGCTTTAATGACTTGCACTTGCTGTTGTAAATCACTGAACTTCTGTGCCACATCTTCCCACGGCACCCAGTTTTCTTCTTGTGTTGGCGTCTTTTGATGACCCTCGTCAAAGGGGCGCATCTTATCACGTATCTCTATCATCGGGTCGTAGTATTTCTTCGTCAAAGCGTCAACACCGGGTTTGCCCTTGAAGAGCGACAAAGCAGACACAATGGCAATCAAAATACTGCGCTGTGTGTTCGGTTTCAAATGACTGATGCCCTCCATCACAGCCTTATGGTCTTTCAAAAAATTAAGACTAGTAAAAGGGTTGTTAATTCCATTCAGTTTCTCTAAGGCTCGCACGTATAAATTGACTGAACTCTCGGCCAATCCCTTTGATGCAAAGCGTTGAATAAGTTGCGATTTAAAATCCATTTGGTTATGTTTCATTACTGGATTATTTCTAAGTGCTTTTGGATTATTATATTTTGTGGTTCCGCCTTTCTCATAAACATGTCAACTAACTCGGGGTTCAGTTTCATACAAGCAAGGTAGTAGTTCTTGTTCTGTTTGAACTCGTCAAAGAGCTCGATGGGGATTTTTACGTCAAATTGCTTCTTCCAGTTCAAAATAGTGCGCTGCTTCTTCTGTCTCTCAATAATTTGTTGCGGTGAATATACCGTTTTGCTCATTATATTTCTACGGTAATTGTCTCTATATACTTTTACTGCCTTATCGTTCACTATATTTGCTCTGCCTTGCATCATTCTCGGCCTTCACCACATACTTCCACACCAGAGAAAGATTATAGGAGGAGCACATTACCACATCTTCGTCATCAATCACCTCATAGAAGTTCTCCTTTCGACCGGTTTGGTCATCAACTTTCTCCGTCAAACACAGACGAAAGGGCCTAGGTGTAAAACTAGATTTTCCTTTTGCTTTGCCTTCATACAAGCAAAATCGGTTGTATGAACGCGCTTTTGCTGCATCTAGTTGTTTTAAAAGTGAATCCACTTCGTCCTCTAACTCGATGACACGATCTACGAGGCCTTGATTCTCTTTCTTCATATTCTCCTGCGACCACCAATTAACTAAGCCGGCTAACATTCTGGATTATTTCTTACATCTATATATAGGGAAATCTTTAATAAAGGTTTCTCCATATATTATACAAGATGGAATTAATAATTACAGAGCTGGAAAATAATCCAACCCCCTCGGGCACAGAATGTGACGTATGTCAGATAGACTTCTTTAAGAAGTATTTGCCTCCTAAAACGATTCAAAAGAATCTAGAAAAGCACTACACGACCGCCAATCACAAGCATAACGTGCAGCGTTCGAAATTGGGGCTGCCCCCAGAACGCCTCTACAATTTCAGCAACGCCAATGAGAAACTCACGGAACTGATTCAGAAGTTAGAAGACAGAATTGGGGAGTTATCACAAATACCGACTCCCTGTGGTGTAACGGCACCCACGGAAGAGGAAGACGTGCCGCAAGTGAAAGAGAGCATAAAGGAACGAATAGTGGAGCAAATGCCAAAGCCAATCTTCAAAATTGGCATTGACGAGCGAACGTTGCTCTATGATTACGATGGCTATGACTACACCACAATGCGAAACATTAGTGCGTTGCTGACTCGCCTTCTCTATTGGATTCGCACAAACATGCACGGAGAACGAATGAAGACGAACGCAAACTATGTAGACACTACTTTTGTGGCTGTGCAGGCACAGATGGTTCATCGCATCAACGGGTATAAAAACGAAAAGGAAGAAGTGGAAGACATTGGAAGACGTTTGATGAACATCGCGGAGCACGATTGGACTGGCGACTAGTCGTCTTCATCTTGCATGACGTTTGCGAGTTGAATGTTGTGCTCAGTCATCACGACTTGTGGATAATTCTTAAACACACAACACCAACGCGTCGGCATCTTCTTAATCTTCTTAATCATTTCGTTGTCTATACCAACGTATGATTCGAGCAAGTAGCGGGTTCCTCTCGCAGTGCCGGAATGCGGGAAGAACACGACCTCGTGCGACTCGTTGAGTATTCTACGAGTATCGCCTTTGTTGGTTGGCAAGTGATTGGTAAAAATGGCGCTTATCTTGTAGTGGCGACCAATTTCCAGCACTTGATTGGCTAGGTCGAGCACGGCTTGTCGGTGCTTCTTGTCTCGAATCACATCAATATCATCAAAAATGACCATACTCTCGGGAATATCTTCGGGTTTCACCGGCTCAGAAACTAATCGGTCTTCGATCTTAAAACGCATCGGCTTTATAGAATCGAGACTTTCATCTTCTTCTAACGAACTGAACAAAAATATGGGACGCTTTGGATACTTCTTCTTGTAGAGCTCACAATACTTGCGCGTGTATGTGGACTTGCCGGAGCCGGAGGCACCCGTGATATATAAGATCTCACGTTCAGAAGTATCGTTTGGAACTTGTTGCAGTTTCACGTCCTTATCAAAGTTCATAAACGTAAAGGGATATTTTGGTGCATCATCGCCGTCAATAAACAGATGTATGATCTCTCCATCAAACTGACCTCCATCAACACGACACAGAGGTTTGCCTTTCTTCTCAAAATTGAATGACATTGGATTGGTAATATATAGTGATAGAGACTTGTTTTTAGAATGTTTAGAATGCAAATAGTCTTCATAAACTTAACCAATGCGCTGGTGAGTAGGAGAAAAAGTCGAGCCTTGTGCGTGATGCAAACACGTGTCACCATCCCCGAGACTTTGTTGCTTGACGCTCATCGCACGGACGACAAAACCTACTACGCGGACATGTGGAAGTTGCTCGTTTTGAGCCCCCCCGAAGGGGAGTTATTCAGAGTTGCTCGATGCTTTGCTTAAATACTAAGAATGGTCACGTGATTTATTTTGAAGTCACGTGATCATTCACGTGCCGTCTTCTCATTGATGTTCCAGCAATTATTGGCATCGCTTATAAGGCGCAATTCCTCATCATTATCAAAGATGTCTTCAAACAGAAACGGATTATGCACCTTTTCCGGTTCCTTAGGAGAAGGGACTGGCGAGGTGGTCGGTGAGAGCGCCTGCAACTTCCTCTTCAACATCTCATTCTCGGCAGCAAGAGACAGCAACTCGATTTTCTGTTCTCGAATCTGCTCACGACATCGAGCAACCTGCTCTTCCAATTTGCAGGCGCGGGAACACGAGGCTATCAGCCTTTCTCCTAAAATCTTCTCGGGGCTCTTCTTTTTTAGGAAGGGAGTGCTTTTGAATGAACTGGTCATCACTAACCACACCCGCCCGGCCGGAGCTGCTTATATAGCCCAAACAGCCATTCTAAAATTGAGGGTTTGTTTAGAAGGGTCGACTACCCCTAAATCACAACATTTTTTGGTTCCAATTTTATTAGGTAAAAATCAAAATAATCACCAAAACAGCTAGCTGTATAGCAACAATAGTCTGTATTTCCGAAGTGGAAGAGGTTTGGGCCTCCGCAGCGATGATAGTTGCAGTGTGATTAGCAGCGCTAGGGTTTGTAGCACCGATAGGAGCATTATGTTGAGGCACCGTCGTGTGTCCAACAGATGTCTGTGCGGCAGTAGTGGTAGGATTGGCGGTGGTAGGGGGCTGGGTTGTAGGTGGCGCAGATGTAGGTCCAGCGGTAGTGGGAGGTAGAGTGGTTGCTGGGGCGACATAAGGAGTAGGAAATTGAGTATTAAAGGTGTTTACCAAATTGCCTCTACTTGTGAAAGCATTCGCGGGTGCTCTCGGATACGTCGGAATGTCAAAGGCTTGTGTGTTATCCACAGCAGCTTCCAACGTAGAGTAGTCCCTCAAATCAAAGTAGTAGAAGGCAATGTTTACATTGGTGGAACGGAAGTCGGAGCGGTCCCAGCCGGGGGGAAAGCGCGGCAAAATTGGGAGTCCAAATCGAACAAAGGGAGTTCCCGCGCACCACTGCGTGCTCATTGTATTGACGCGGTAAATCTGGCCAATCCAGTAGTTGGCGTTGTTGCGTTTCGAATACATGCGATCTAGACCAAAGCTAGTGCAAGTGTCGGCAGGAGTCGGCTCAGGGCAAATGCCGGCAGGAGTCGGCATATACATAGGACCATCGACATCACCGGCGAAGGCCGCGTTTCCAGAGGTCTGTAAGTCCCATTGGACAAGTAGAAAGACGCTACGGCCGTCGGCTCGGCAGTTTTGAAGACACGTAGTGCCGAAATCGACACTGAAACTGTTCGCGCAAAAGCTGCTAATGTCAAAGATGATGTCCAAATACAAACGCTGCATAGGGTCTGTATAAGTGGCAGGAGGGTCGAACTCATAGCGCCACGTATTCGCCGTCGTGAGCAGTTCACGCCCCAGACGCGGTGTTCGGGCGTAGGAGAGTGGGGTTATTGTTAAGTTCACTTCGGAACTCGGCAAGGATATCGGCATAGCGGCGCAAGATGATAGTCCCGCGTATAGGATCAACCTCACAAACCACAGTGCTTGTTCTGTCATTAGCATCATCTCTGATAATGAATAATTGATAGAGTTTTGAGCGCCAATAGAACATTGGTGCCTAAAATGGAAGCCTGTCTTTCTTTTATAGACGAAATGGTCACGTGATATCTACACGTAGCCTCGTGACTGCACCAGTATTTAAAATGGCGCGTAACGCGCGCTGGTTAGGTATGTCCGAAAATTATATCGTCCCCGTAGACACATGCGAACTACCTTCACCACAATCAGTCCCACGGATTCGAGCGCGCGAATGGCGGAAGACCATCAAGGCAACCGTGAATGCGATATGCCCCTACCTAATCATACTCGTAATTCTTGTTGGTTTATTCCTAGGATATTTAAAAGGATAGGTCACGTGAAACCTACAAGTAATCTCGTGACTCAGCCCCTATATAAGTTTAAACATTTGAATGATGGTGGTTAGGTATGCCCGAGGGTGAAAATCCCCCGCCAATAGTAGTGGTTTCTGCAAGCGGTTGCTACGAAATCCGGAACCCAAAGGTGCGACGCGTATTCTGGATTGGCGTTTGTTTCTCAGCAATCCCAGCACTCGGAACAATCCTCTGGGCAGTTGAGAGTCTCCGTGCCGGAACAGATCCTTGCTCAGCGAATTGTTGACCGGCAGTTCTATTGTTCGATTCGCAAACTCTGTTTTTGCTGTTGCAACTGCTTTTGGTCTATCGTTACGTTTGGTAGCACAATTTTCTTTTTTGTTATACTGATAAGTTCAGCTGTAAATAGCAAGAAATGAAATACAACAAGGTGTCGCCCTTGCCTCTGTATTCCATCGATGAAGAAGATCAAGCCGCAGAGTGCTGCACAATTCTGTTCGCGTTTCTGTTGATGGGCGTCATTGCCTCTGTCATCTACGCCCTTATTTATCTAGCCTTGTTTTTAACGGGGAAATCGTTATAAAAAATAAATCCGTTATTGATGTATAGAATGAGTGATTTTTTGAGAATGGCTAAGGCAGCGGCAAAGAGCGCAGGGTACAATCCCGACTTGCTCAGTTTGGCGCGAGATGGCGTGCACAAGTTGGAGTATGATGGAGTAAAGTTTGGCCGCAAAGGCTACGGCGACTTCATCTTCTACCAGCTCGCCGAAAAGGCGGGACGTGTGGCAGAAGGCACCGCCGATGCTCGCAGAAAGAGTTATCTCGCTCGAAGTGGAAATATTGAAGGCAATTGGCGCGCAAACCCTAAATCACCCAACAATCTTGCACGAAGGATTCTCTGGTAGTTTATTACTCTCTGGCACTAGCAGGCCTAGGGGCCTTCTTCGGAATATCGCGCGGAGGCGTAGCAACACGGGGTGGCTCGTGTTCATCTAAGGTAAACTCTCCAAAAGTCAAATCAGTCTTCTCATAGGGCTCCGGTTCTATGTGTGGCGATTCAGTAATCTCCACAATGTCTGCCTTCTTTTTCGGGGTGGAGCGTCTTGCCTTTGGCTTCGCTGGTTCATCGCTTAGCAGCGCCATCTTCGTGAGACGCAAATGAAACTGCACGAGCAAATCTTTATGGAACTCTAAGTAATCATCAGAGCGCTGCCTCAACACCTTCAACTCCGACTGAATATCCTCAACTATGCGTCCAATGCTCTCTAAGGTATGCAGAGGTTCCGATTTCCTCACTACCTTCTTTGGCTTCGCAGCCGCAGCAGTTGAAGGCGGCACTAACTCGATTTCGCCATCACTGAGGACGACTTCTTCTCCCACTTTGATGGGCGCTTTGGATTGCTTAACGGTGGCAGGCATGTTGGCGAATCTTCATTAGGTTCTTTGGCCTTATATAGAGGTGGTGGTCACGCGTTGCTACGGTAGGCTCACGTGACCTAGCCCCTATAAGAACAACGGCACACATATTTTGGGGCGACATTCAAATGACCGAAGTCTGCACCCACCCTATCCTTTATTTGATGCCTTGCATCTTTGTAACCATTGCCTCCTTTGGCATTATCTATGGCATTGTCGATAAGATGAGCCTGCGCACCGCTGTTCGCTTTCCAACACCACCATCAGCGCCAATACGTAGAAATAAGCGCGTTCCTTTTGTAGAACCTATGAGGACACGCTCACGCACTCCAACTCCAATGACCTCCCCTCGCAGGTCTTCTCGTTCTGACAGCCCACCTCCCAGCATGCCTCACGACCTCCTCAACAACACCATCTACGAGGAGGAGGGTGACGAGTAGGATCGCGTGACAAGTCGCACGGGTCGCGTGACCCTGCGGCTATTTAAAAAATTATTTGTCTACAAAACTTTTAATATACTAGTAACCACAAATGGGCAGGTATTATTGGGGCGACATTGAGGGTAAGTTTTGGTTTGCTGTTCAACGCAGCGACGATGCTATACATTTCAAGCCGGCGGACAATATGTATTCCTACAACTGGATTGGCAGATGTGGCTGTGAGTTCGAAGATGTGCAGGAAGCAAGGAAGCACACAATGAAGGACTGCGGGCGCGCAGATGAACCTTACGACCTTACAGATCTTCCGTTCTGGGATCCGAAGAATCGAGGAGGACGACAGCCAGATTACCCTTTACAGAAGGACGAATACGATACAGATGGAATCCGATTTACATTTGAAGCAGGCGAATTAGACTACGTGAATGAGATATTGAAGGAGATTGAAGACAGCTTTGACCCCGCAGAGAAGGAGTATTTTACAGAATGGATAAGGTTTGAAGAAGACTACGATAGATTGCAGAAAGCCGATTTGCCTACACTTGCTCTTGAAGGCGTTTGGCAAAATTGGCGCAAAGATTGGTTTATTAGAAACAACAAGATTCCACCGGATTTTGACAAGTTTGAAACCCTTTTAGCAAGGCACGCACTCGGTTCTAAAATTGCAGTTTGTTTGATGGAGAAGGGCAGATGTCAGTTTGACTGCGAGTGCTGATCACGAGGTTACTGGTATATTCACGTGACTTGTGTGCCTATAAAAGTAAAGCCGGTGGTTCAATTGTGTGAGCAAGAAGAAGATGGGATTGGACATGTATTTGTATGTGATGTTGAAACCAAAGGTAGAAGAAGAGAAATCAGAAACTCTCAAAATGATGTTGCCGAATGGTGAAGAAATAGTAATACAAGTTAGTGATGCTGACACGGAGACACCGAGCCACAAGCATGTGGACAAAGAGTTTGCAGATTTCGAGTTGGACAGCAAACGGCTTCTTGTTGGAGAATGGAGAAAGGCCAACCAAATCCACGGCTGGTTTGTCAGAAACTCGCCTAAGCCTTGCGGTGAATGCGAGTCCGTTCCCATCGAAGATGACTTGTTAAAACGACTTCTCGAAGATTGCAAGAAGGTAAAAGCCGACCACTCTCTTGCCGAAGAGTTGTTGCACCCTTATGAAGGTTTCTTCTTCGGAAGTTATGAAATTGACGACCACTACTTTGAACAGATAGATGAGACAATCACGATTCTCGAAAAAGCTCTCGCGCAGGATTGGGGCAAGTATTTCCACATTTTCATCTATGATACCAGTTGGTAATCACGAGGTTACCGGTATATTCACGTGACTGCTGTGCCTATAAAAGTAAAGGTGTTGGTCAATTTGTTTGCGATGTCTTCGGAAGATGAAACAGATGATTGGTGCTGTTGCTGTCGATGTGCCTATGAGTTTGAAGATGCTGATGGGCAAGGCTTTCTATATTATGACCGAGATGCAGACCAAAATATAATCATATGCACCACATGCAAGGCTGAATTGAATGCTTACGGCGAGCTCCCAGATCACGAGGACAAATATACACGTCACGTGACCTCGCGGTCTACTTAAACACCGCAATAAATTAGTTAAAATATCAATGACTTTTACGTGCCTTTTGTGTAATTATGTTGTTGAAGGAGACGAGCCCGGACACGATGCCCACCCCTTCATCTTCTTTAACTACGAGCGAGATGCGGGCAAAGTTTGTACAGATTGCTACGTGCGTTGGGTCACACCAGTTAAAGACCAGCCACAGCGATGGGCTATCTTCGCCGAAAGACTTGCCAGAGAGTCCACTTGCAAGCACCCAGTTAGCACTCGATAGGGGCAGCCCAACTTACGAAGATTGGCAAGGACGAACGATGACCAATTTACATTGATTTCTACTATTTTTCAATAATAGTAAAAATTACACTATTTACTATATATTTTATTATTATTCTTCCTTCCGGAAAGTTTGTGAAAATATAAAAGTAGTTGGAGTAGAGGGAGGGGGGGTGGTAAATGTCCCTTCGGCCAGCCGTGGGGACATTTTTTTTTGGACCCTAGCAAAAGTTTTCATTTTTCACAAACTTTCCGGGAACTTTCTGGGAGGAAGCCCGGCAGTCCTACGTGTATGAAATGGCTCCCCTGCATATGCACATCGCTGACCAGTTTACATGTAACCTCGTGACCAATACAAGTAACCTCGTGACACGGAGCCTATAAATAGATAACCCGATATTTAAAGGGGGTCAGCCTTCTTCCCTTAGAAAACTCTTTGCTCACAGTTTCAAATCCATCCCCGCTATGGCAGCCATCGGTATGAATCCCTCTGTTGTTGTAGAAAAAGGAAACACTGTGCTGAATGAGGAGACCTTCTATGAGTATGTTCCGAAGGCGCGAATGATTGCCCTCGCTAAGAGCGGCTTGCTCCCCGAGACCCGTCATCGCAATGATTGGGGAAAGTTCAAGCCCCAAAAGGGTTTAGAAGATCCGCGTAAGCATTTAGCAAAGTATCGTCTCTGCTTTAATCCAAAGAATGATCTCTGCAAGATTCAATATGTCCCGGCTGATGGAAATATGGAGCTCGCTTCCCATCGTTTCTTCGGTCGTGTCTTCTGCAAAGATGGCATCGGCCTCTGTGCTCTCCCGCGAGGAGTTCGCAACACGCTCATCGACGGCCTGTATGTGGACCTTGACCTTGCTAATGCTCAGCCGCAGCTCCTCTATTCAATCGTGTCTCGCCACCTCCCCCCCTCCTCCATCACTCATCTTACTCACTTCTGCCAGCATCGTGACGATGTCCTTGCTGAGATTCAAGCGCGAATGGGAGTTGATAGAAGCACAGCCAAAGTCCTCCCACTTGTCCTCTTCTTCGGGGGAAGCATCAATTCCTTCATTGATGATGTGATGCCTCACCCGTTCCCTGCTGTCTGCTCGGATCAGTATGGCAATTTCAATCGCGAAGCCATTCCTGCAAGCATTCATCAGCTTCATCGCGAGTTGTCTGAAATCATCATTCCCTATCTTCAAAGGGTCAATCCGGTTCTGCGTGGCGTGGCGAAGAAGCGGGCGCAGCGAAAGCAAGCTTTGCAAGGCTATTCGAATGAGCGCGGCACGTTTTTGTCCCTCTATCTGCAAACTGTGGAGCTGCGGGTCATTGATTGCGTGCTTCGCCATCTGCTCTCTCATACACCTCTGCTCCGAAAAGATGGCTTCATTGTGTGCTCGTATGAGTTCGATGGATTCAAAATCTTGAAGGAGAATTATGAAGCCTTTCTCGCGCAAATGGGCTGGCAGCAGCAGCAGTTTTTGGAGTTCCTGTCTGGCATCGTGAAGAATGGAACGGGTATCGAGATTGCGTTCGATTTGAAGCCAACAAATGATAAGATTTATGATATCTCATCAGTCATCGATACTCTGGACCTCTCTCTGGATCACGCGGAGCTGAGCGAGTTCAATGATGAGTTGCTGCGAGTGGATTGCGATGAAGGCGATAATGTTGGCTTCGGTTCTCATGCCGCGATTGCTTATTGGATTTGTGTCCAAAATCCCGCTACAAAAGACAACTTTTTCTTCGTTAAAGGCACGTGGTATTGCTGGAACCCTAGCACGAAGCGCTGGGATTTGAGTGAAGATGCTCGTGTGCCGGAGAATGGCTTGAAGTATGCGATTATGAGGTCGGTGCCGAATTATATCAATGAGAAGGTGGCTTATTTTCTCAATCTGTATCGCCTGCCCTGTTGGGAGCGCTTCATTGAGATGAGCGATGAGGAGATATTGGCGCAGTCAATGGAGTTAACAAAAGACCTCATAACTGTGATTCGCAAAGTCTGCGCTGCTGCTCGCAAGGTGAAGGAGAACTGCACAAATGCCCAGTATATCAAACAAGTCGTTGATTTGGCTCGCAGTTTCTCCTCAAAGAGCGATGTGAAGTTCGATGATAATCGGTTCCTGCTCGGCTTTCCCAATGGCGTGTTTGATTTCCAGAAAGCCTATACAGATGGGCTTGAATGTGCCTTCCGCGAATATGAGCGCGAAGATCGCGTAACAATGTGCTGTGGTGTCCCCTATCGTCCTCCCGAAGAATGCGAGAAGGAGATTGCGGAGATGGAAAAGCTATGCCGCCAGATTTGGTATCGCCCCGAAATCTATACCTTTTGCCTTCGAATGTTTGCAACTTGTTTGATTGGCATTCAGCCAGAGCGCTTCTTTGTGCTCAATGGCTCCGGTGGCAATGGCAAAGGCGTTATTCTCGGCTTCCTTGCGGCTCTGCTCAGTATAGATGATGCATTTGGTTATGCCTATTCATCTCTGCCTCCTTCGGCGTTTGTGGAAGGCCTCAAAACTGGTGGCTGTCCAGAGGTGGCTCATATGCATAAGAAGCGCGCTGTTTGGTCTGAGGAGCCGGAGAGTGGCAAGAAGCTGAATAATGACACTGTGAAGGCTATGACCGGAGGTGGCACTCTTTCGGCTCGCAAGCTGTATTCCAGCAAGAACACTGTGGAGTTGCATGCCACTGTGTTGATGCTCTGTAATAAGAAGCCCCTTCTGAAAGCGCCTCCAACTGGTGGCGATGAGCGTCGCTATCTCGATGTGCCGTTTGAAAGCGAGTTTACTCATTTGGCTGAGCGAATCAATGAGGCGGAGCATGTCTTTAAGCAAGATACGAAGTTTAAGGACCCGTCCTATGTTCGTGCTTATTGTATCGGCTTCTTCCATATGCTGCTGCCCGAGTTGTTCTCCATCTTCGAGAATAATAGCGATTGGAATCTGACCTATTGCGTGCCTCAAATCATTCTCCAAAGAAGCGAGATGTATCTTTCCAATTGTTATGGAGCATTCAATCTGTTCCTTGACAATTTTATCCGAACTGGTGATGAATCAGATTCCATTACTCTTCGGCAGATTTTGGAGCGCCTTCGCGCAACCTCTGCCTATAAAGATGTGATGAGCAAGGGCGAGCGCGGAACCTTTACAGAGGGCGAAGTCAAATCGCTCTTCCAGAAGAAGTTCCCCGAGGATTTCAAGCCGATGTGGTTGGATAGAGCGAATGTGATGGTTGGTTGGGTGCATAAGGATCACGTGGAGTATTAAGTTTATTAGTAAATTATGGAATGCGTTCTGGGTTCTCTGGGTGCTTGCGCCAGCAATACATGCACATATCATCTTCACCAAACTCTTCACCTCCCCATTCCCATTCCATATTGCGGTTCGTGTAGTAGCGCTTGTGGCATTGGTCGCATTGAGTGCCGATAATGTAGTTTGTGAGAGGGCCCCAACCGCCTTCATATTCCATAACATTGTCAACGGCATCACAATGCCATTGATAATACAGCTCCTTCCTCTCGCGCTCTTCCTTCACCTGCAACCGCAACTTATTGATGACCATTATAAGCTCATTTCGGTTCAAATTATGAAGGGGTGGGGTGGTCATTGCATCACTTAAAAAAAATAGTGCCGACGTTAAGTAGCCTGCCATCTCACGTGACTCGGAATTGAAGTCGCGTGACCCTCGTGTGTATAAAAAAAACTCCGGGCCCCTCTCTGCTCAAAATGTCAGCAGCAGTTGTTGTCCCCGAAACTCCTCCATTCAATAGCACTCCGAAGCCCAATGTCAATGACACTCCGTCGATCTCTCTCACCGATACCTCGCCCACCAAAACCATATATGTTGGTGCCGGTTCTAAAAGAGCGCGCCCTGCCGTCTTGTATTTCCCATTTGCGGAGCTTGCAGAGTTCAAAAAACGAGTGGAGCCGTGGTTTAATGGAGTGGCGATTAGCTCAGTATCGTCTCTCGGCACAGATGCCAATTACCTCGTCACTCTCCGAACTAACAAAGAAGGCACCCAGACTTACACGGTCACAGATGAAAATGGCGTCCGACATGCCGCGCAATCAATCGAAGAGCACAGAGCCCGAGAGCTCATTGAGCATATTGGTGAACGTGGCAGCGCAATGCTCTTTAACCTCATCAAGCGAGGAGAGCCGTTGGCCAATGCCCTCGCCCGAGTGCTGGAACAAGATGGAAGCCAAACAGCCGATTGCTCTCAGACTACACAAGCCGACGAACCGGTGGATTCCGGCTTAACAGAAGAGATGAAGCGGATAATAAGGGCAGAGGAGTGTTCAGCGAGGAATATGTTGTAGTCACGTGGTTACTGGTATAGTCACGTGATGTGTGCCCCTATAAATAAAATCTGCATTCGATATAAGTGGTTAGTGATGTCCAGTTTAACAAAAGAGGAAAAAGAGAAGGAGTTTGGGGATTTGTTGTTCCAGATTATGGACGTCATCGAGGAGTTCAAAGATGGGAATGGCAATGAAGGCAAATATTTAGAAGGAATGAATGCAATGAAGAGGTTGAATGAGTTGAAGCGAGGCTTGCTGGAAACCCCTGTGATGCATCATTTTTCGGTATTGCTGGGGCGTGTGCAGTTGCCTCCAAAAAAGCGCTCCATTAAAGAGATAGAGGATAAGAAGCAAGCGGGGTATGTAAAATGTGGAACCTGTGGCTATTATTTTGCGAATGCTCGCTGTTTGCGAAGGCATCAGAGCCGTAATATTTGTAGGCATATCAAGGCAGAGAAGGAGGTCGATGAATTGGCGGGGAAGTTCAAAAATGTCGATTTAAAGGATCTCGTGCATCAGCTAGAAATCATTCATAATGAGGCTCAAATCGTGATGTTGAAGTTTGAGGGCTGGGAGTATCCGACGCGTCGGGTGCCTGCTGTGGTTTATAAGAGCATTGTGCGGAGCGGTTGGTTAACAATTGACTGTTGGGTTGGCAGGTATCGGCATCGTAAAGCAAGTGGGTCGTCTACTATCTATGCGAGTTATCCACCATTTTCGCCGCGAAACGATGTCAGCACAGATCATCAAATGATGTTTGATATTAGGGTGCAGTTTGTGTCCTCTGATGATATGCGGTTTGTTCCATAAGAGTTATAAATCATTGAATCATAACTTTTATCAATAAATAGAGTTTTAATATTCATATCCACCGCTCATACCCGTCCCAAATATTTTCCTATGACCCACTCTCTTGTAAACATCACGAAAATCTTCACCGGGACGTTTATTCCATTTGAGGTTCTCGACAACTCGCTGTCCCTTTTTGACAGCTTCTGCTTGTTTGATAGCAGGTGACATATTTTGGGAAACATTTGCCTCCTTCAAAATCTTACGTTGAATATCATAGGGTAATTCTTTGACAGCTTGTGAAGCAGCAAGGAAGGTCCTATCTTGTGGATTTAATCTGTCTAAAAATGCTTTTCTTTGTGTTATACGTTCCTTCTTTTCCTTTGCTTCCCTTTCAGTTGTTGCCTTGCGTTGCTGTGCTTCAATTTGAGCTCTTGCCTCGGCTCTTTGAGCTTGTTGTTGTGCTTTTGTGGCTGCATTCGCTCTATCCTCAGCTTCTCTTCGTTTATCATCAGCTTCTCTTTGTTGTTGTCGTTCTCGTTGATGTTTTTCACTCGCAACTTGCCTTTTACCTTCGGCTGCATGTTCGCGCAAGGAACGCAGACTACTTTGTATGGCAGCACGTTCGCGTTGTTTGGCAGTTTGTCCAGCAGCAGCAGCAATAGCAAAAGCAGCAGCAGTAGGAAGAGCAACTTTGGCAACTTTCTTCAAATCCTCTACAAAAGCTCTGCCACCTTTGCACACACACTTTTTACCTTCTGCACAGTTTGCACAGCAAGCACCCCCGCCACAGAGCATTTCTGATGGACCTCCGCCGCCACCTATCATTCGTTTAGCAGTATCCAAATCGTCAAACATTACTTTACCTCTTCCAGAAACAGTTTGAACAACGTCCATAATATCATTAGTGAGTTTATTTTCTAATCCTTTTTTGCGAGATTCGCTTAGTTCTGGAATTGGTGATATGTTAAGTTCAATGGCTTGTTGTATATTGCCTTCGAGACGAGTGCTCTGTTTTTCTTGATTCACACCGAGCACTTCTTCTTTATCTGCAAAATACTTATCAATTTCTTGTTGTGATGGGCGAAATGCTTCAAGCAGCTGTTGATTTAATTCCTCTTTTGTAACATAACCAGCATCGAGGATTTGTTGGTTAGTTTCTTTGTCTTCATAACCTTCAAAGGCAGGTTTAAAAAACTGCCCTTTTAGAGCATCGGAAACTCCATAAGCAATATCTGTCTTTAATTTATCTTTTAAGGCCCTCTTTATTGGTCCGCCACCTCGGGAACGTCCTTTACCAGTCTTTGGCATATTCTTCATTATGTCATCAATTTCAGCCTCTGTAAGGTCGGGGTTCTCTTCTCGTATTTGTTCCCTTTGCGATTTCTGTTTCTGCATTCCCTCATCATAGGTTTTTTTCCTTTGAGCCATATAATCAGCCTTTGCTGTTTCTCTTTGTGATTCTTGCTCAAAACGTTTTCGTCTATAATCTTGTTCTTGTGCAGCATATCGCGCATTAGCAGCTTCTTCATCGTAATATCCGTATTCTTTCTCTTCCTTTTCGAACATTTGCTCACCCATTTCAGTAGCATTTTTTTGATAATACTTTTGCGTAGGTTGTCCCGTAAATGGACTCCAATAAATTACAATTTGGTCATATATGTCTACGTGAAGAAATGGATTCACTTTCTTCCATTTTGTTTCAATGTTGTATTGGAGCCTGTCTAGCGCACCTTGATTATATTCGTTCATTGCTTTGGCTTGTGCAGCTATATCCTCATCTTTATAATTAGTTACATTTTGTCCCGCAGTTTTAGCCCAGTCACCAGCAATTGCAAGTGGAAGACCAGCTGGACCCGCCATACCAGCAATTGTTTCTATTGTGCTACCTATGCCTTCAATAGCAGGTCCTAAAAAATCCGAAGTAAAATCAAATGCGCCACCAACTTGTCTTTTTGCGTCAGTAAGGCTACGATAGCGACTTCCTCCGATCATTCTCTCACCTCTTCCGGTGAATTGGCCAATGGAGTGTCCTTGCCTTAGACCGAGCAGGCTGGAAAAAACGTTGCTTACGGTAGTTCTAAGACCGAGAGCAGTTTGTTGATTGGTGGTAAGGGGCGTTCTGCCTTGCCTTACTTCCAAATTGCGACGAACATACTTGCCCATTAAATCGAAAAGAAAGTCATCAGTGCTATAAATGCGTCGATGATTTGGCGCAGCATAAAACTTACGTTGGACAGCCGGATTGAAAGATACAGCTTGTTTAATTAAATCTTGTTCCAAAAAGAGGTCTAAAATAGCGCCTGCAAGGGAATGTCCCACACCGATATAGGCATAAACCTCTCTGGGAAACTGCTTCTGAAAATCCAAAAGGGTTCGCTTGTTTTCATCAAAGCGAGTAGAGGTGGTGAGTTTACTAACGATTTCAGTGACAAGAGTGGCATCAGCATGAAGGTCAATTACGTCAGTTGGTGATGTGCCTCTGACAGCAACAATAATGTTCTTATTGTTATCTCCATAGAACTTCATATATTCCGTTTCATACATTAATTTCCAGTTCTTGATAGTTGCTGGTGCGTGATTGTCATAGGCCACATTCGCCATTTGCGCAAGTATTTTGGAATCGGGAAGACCCGGTAGGGGTTCAAAGTCTTGCTTTCCGGGAAAGAGAGGCTTTTTTAAAGTTTCGGTGATTTGAACTGGTTCAGAACTGGTCCCAAAGGCAAGTCTTTTAGCCAATTGTATTCCGGGTTTAAGTAATTTATCCCAGTCTAAAAATCGATAAGAGCCTCCCTCCATTCTATTTTCAGATGCATAGAGTGCTCGTTGTTGAGCTTCTGCTCTTGATTTTGGCAATGGTTCTTTTGAAAAGCATTTAGGTGTTCCTTTTTTACACGCTTTATAGCCTTCATCGACGGCGCGAACAACATACGGCATAGTATATCTAATAAACACAGAAACTGATTAAATATTTTTCAACATTAACTATTATACAATGGCTTTTCGAAGTTTTACACAAAATCCTACACCAGCAACCAGTTATGTAGGGACAATCCTTCCGAAATATTTGCCACCCGTTACCCAGTCACTAGATGCCTACTATTATCCATCAACCATATCTGAAATAGGACCCTCTGACGCAGCTGGACAAGTCATTGCTGTGGTGTGTGAGCCGGATCCAACACGTCCCGCAGACTTCTTTGACCTCAATCTCCCCACAGTCGGAGCCAGAGGCTTGCCAACTGCTGCCAGTGCTGACCCAAAGGCATTTGACACAACTCACAGCTTCTTCTTTGATGTGGCCAACCAATCCGTCAAACGATACAATCCCACCAACGGCAGTTGGGAAATAGGATTCATTCGTGTGTCTAACAGCGCTGGTTCGCTCGATGTAAAAATCAACGATCGCATCATCGTTGAATCGAATGAGTATCCCAACTTCTTCTCTGGGCATGCAGGCTTGATTGTGGTCGGTCGTTTTGATGGCGTCCAAAGAGGAGGTGCTGGTGTCAAAGTAGCAGTCTCCAATATCTTCTTCTGGGATAGCGTAGCTGACACAGTGAATGCGATGACCACTACTGCCGGAGCAACGGGCACCAATGGGGAAATCTATTGTGTGGCAGCTTGTCCAACAACCGGTGCTTATAGCGCTGCAAAATATGTTTGCGCAATTGGAGGTGCCTTTACTGGCTACAACACCACAGTTTCACCAGCCAATCCCTTTAACAATTTCTGTCTCTTTGATTGTACTTTGGGCGCAGTAGACTACGTTCCATTTATATCAGCGGGAGATGGTTTGGGGAACTTAGCCAGTTTGCAAGTGCCTATTTCGATGAAGTATAGCTATCCATCTACTAATTTGTGTATTGGAGGCACATTTGTTTCTCAGAAAGTTGGTGGTGTAACAGCAGCATGCAATCCACTTATCATAATGAGGCTCACGGCAACGGGTCCCAATGTGTGGACTACGTCACCTATTGGCAATGGCAGCAATTTTCTCTCTGGTTCAATTATTAACTCCGTTTATTGCGATGACGCAGGCGTATTCGGTCCAAATGACTATACACGATTCTATGCAGCGGGCAATTTTGGAATCCCTTACGGAGGTGTCTCGCCGCAGGTATTAATTAATTATTTGAACCTTGTCAATGATTCTTCAAAACCCTCTATTCAACCAATGGCAAATCCGAGTCAATTACTTTATACGGATTTGAAACCAGCATTAGGTTGGGGTGTTAATGTTTCCAATCCAGCACCAACGTCAAATCCAGTTTCACCAGCAAATACAGATTCTGATTACGATATTTTTATCCCTTATAAATGTTTTATCAGTGAAATCACAATTTCTTGCTTTCAATTATCCAGTTACAACTCGACTGGTTTTAATCTTGTGGTTAGTGTTGCTTCCACTCCCATTGCCAAATCCTTGAATCAAGGACAAGCCTCCAATGACCCTTCCCCGTGGCAAGTAATGTCGTTTGCTGGTTTTCCAGTAGATGCAGGAACAACAATTCGAGTATCGTTGCCTTATGGTGCAGGGTTTACCTATTCGAGCACTGATGGCACAAATGCCAATGCTGTTGTCATCACAAAGGCGGCGGCTTTTCCCGGAGAACCTAAAACAATTACGAGTTTTACACCTTTCTTTTACTCTGATAACAAGTTGTTCAGTGGCGCCCAATTTAAAGTCGACAACCCGAATAGTATTGGGACAATTATTGTCGAAAATATAGGTGGCACAGCAAGTTCAACCATTGATACTAATGTGCCCATTGCAAATTATACATCATCTGTTCGTGTTGTGTTATACAATATGGCAACTCAAATACCTTTCGCCACAACTTCACCAGTGTCCCTTGCTGTTGGTGCCTCCTTATCCAACACTACTTTTACGTTTACCACCAACCCAACTCTGGACCCCAATAGCGCTTATTTTGTGGCAGTAGAATGGACAATTGCAAATTGTGCTGACCTTTGGAATGCAAGTATGATTACAAACAAAGGTCCCATCTATTCTCAAAATTATGGCATTTTAGATCCACAAGATCCATTGACTTTGTTTCTGAATTATTCTTTATCGACCCCCGGTGCAGCCCCGCAGTATGTTTACAATCAGTGTATGTTCTTAGATGCCGTAGCTGGAAATGAAAGGCAGGCACCTATTGCTTTACCTCAGTTGCAAGGTTGTCCGAGAACGAGCCGTCAGTTAAGTGTGTTATCATATGCTCAGCCTGCGGGTAACATTCCAAATGAACTCATTGTGCTCACGGCTGGTAATGACAGCACTGGCAACACACAAGGCTTTGGCCAAATGATCATTGACATCTCTGGCAACTACGGCTCTTACACCTATGCTTCCCCTAATGACACCTCTATCGTCTGTCAAACTCTGCGTTCAGCTCTAACAAGCCGAGCCTATTTTGGCAAGAGTCACGTAACTGCATCTGGATTTGCAGACGTGTATTTGATTGAGGGAGAGGGTGATACAGTAAAAGCCTATCGCTATTCCACAGAAGGGCTACCCGGTCCGTTGAGTTGTTCTGCTGATGCTTACATCTATGTTGTCAAACCCGGCGTAACAGCACCGACCATAGTCCGTTCAGTTAACTTCATATCCCAGTATTCATCAATCCTTCTCATAGGTTCTAAGAACAGCCCCGGCGACTGGGAACTGCTTTCGCAACAAGGCAACGTGTCCTTCAACAACTAACCGGTAGGATTTTTAATTTTTCATATACGCATATACATCTATACGCATATGCGCATGTGCTATAAAATCAAAAAAAAATATTTTTTTATTTAGTTCGCGGCCAGTTCCAGCGATTTTCCCCGAACATATCTGTCATCACTGCTTCCCAATCGTCCCAATTTGTATCGTCATACCACTCCGACTCGGACGAGTCCGACTCGTAGGCGTCCTCTTCATCGGAGGATTCTACAAGGATATAATTCGCTCGCGAGCTCCCGCGGAGAGATTCGGCGACGAGGCGGAAGGTTGTCGGGGTTCCTTGCAACTCGTCGGGGGCGAAGGAAACGCGCCGACGTTTTCCCGCGGAGTGTCCGGGGGTTTGAGCCGGCGGGGCCGGGCTGGGGCCGGGAGTTCGGAACACAGGGCAACAATTTTTTTGCGGCGAGGCCGGAATCGAACAGGCGACCTCGGGAAATCTGCTGAAATAATCCATTAATCACACAATTGCCGACTATCAG